CAACGACAGACGATCTTTTTAGTTTAGGATCATCTTCAAAGCAGTGGAAAGATCTATTCATAAATGGTACTGCAGATATTGATGCATTAACTGTCTCAGGAGTCTCCACTTTCTCATCATCACTTCTTGGAACACAAGCCAATTTTACTGGTATTGCCACTGCTAAACAACTTTCTAATTATAGAGCACTTGTTGGTGCTGCGAGTTCTGAAACAGAAACATTTATTGTCACCGTTGCAGATAAAACAGCAAATCATCGTTATTTTGGAACTGGATCTTCTCATGGATACTATATTGATGGTAAAGAGTCTCCATTTATTACATTGTTACCTGGAAAAACATATCGTTTTGACCAGTCACATGCATCTAATAGTAGTCATCCAATTCTATTTTACTTTGAAGCAAATAAAACAACTCAATACACCACTAATGTAACAACAACTGGAACTGCTGGTAATGCTGGCGCATTTGTTGAAATTACCATTACGGATCTAACACCAATTGTTTTATATTATCAGTGCTCTGCTCACGCTGGTATGGGTAATGCGATCTCAAATTATTCAAACTTTATCAATACCCCACATAGCATAACTACTCTTGGTGGTCTTTCGGTAACTGGTGTCTCAACACTAAGTGGACAATTAAATGCTAATGGTGGTATTGCTGTTGATACAAGTGCATTTACAGTCGCAGATACGACTGGTAATACATCTATTGCAGGAACTTTAGCAGTTACAGGAACCACAACCTTAACTGGTCTATTGGACGCTAATGGTGGTGCAGAGATCGATAATATTCGTATTGGTGTCGCCAATGATAATGAGATTGATACTTCATCAGGTAACTTAACGCTTGATTCTGCAGGTGGTACTGTTGCGATAGATGATAATGCCACTGTTGCGGGAACTCTAGGAGTCACTGGTGCGACCACACTTTCCTCCACATTAGGAGTTACTGGTAATACAACTCTTAGTGGAACTCTTGATCTTGGACACGCTAGTGACACAACAATTGCTAGAAGTTCTGCTGGCACCGTAACTATCGAAGGTGTAACTGTTGCCACTGAAACTAACACGCTTACTTTAACTAATAAAACGATTAATCTTAGTAGCAACACTTTAGTCGCAACTTCTGCTCAACTTGCTGCTGCTTTAACTGATGAGACTGGTTCAGGATCTGTTGTCTTCTCAGCATCACCAACTTTCACTGGCACACTAAATGCGGCAGCTGTAGCAACTAGTGGAAATGTTACAATTGGTGGTAATTTATTTGTTACTGGCACAACAACTGAAATTAACACCGAAACATTAAAAGTTGAAGACAGTCTGATTGAGATTGGTCTTATCAATAGCTCTGGATCTCTAGTTGCACCTACATCTGATTTAAACATTGATATTGGTGTTCTATTTCATTATTTTAGTGGTTCGGCTAAGAAAGCTGCTGTATTCTGGGATGATTCTGTTTCTAGGATTGTGTTTGCTGATGATGTATCAGAAGCTAGTAGTGTATTAACAGTTGCTGCAAATGCATATGCATCTATTGAAGTTGAAAGTATTTTCATTAATGACTGTGCGGGTCAATCTCAACTCATCACCTGCTCAGGCACAACTAGGAGTCTTGAAAATATCACGATAGATGGCGGTTCATTCTGACCATAGTAAATAAATTATAAATATGGGTAGGATTAATCCTGCCCATTTTTTGTATCATTATGAATGAAAACGATTATAAAACTTTAATTATTACATATCAACAAAAATCATTTGATTTATTTACTCAAGTTATTGCTTTAGAGGCAAAGTTATCAACGGCAAATCAAGTCATTGAAACATTAATGAAACAAACTAACGATCTTAAAAATGAACTTGAAAGTTTAAAATTAAAAAATAAAAAAGTTTCTAATAAAACATCTGATAGTTTAAATTCTGGGGAATTCTAATGGCAAAACCCTCAACACGCCAGGGACTTATAGATTACTGTTTAAGGCGTTTAGGTGCTCCAGTATTAGAAATAAATGTAGATGATGATCAAATAGATGATCTAGTTGATGACGCTTTACAACTTTTTCAAGAGCGTCACTTTGATGGTGTTGAAAGAATGTATTTAAAATATAAATTATCACAGGAAGATATTGACAGAGGAAAAGCAAAGAATACTGTTGGAGTTGGAATTGTAACTACAAGCGCAACGTCTACAAATATTAGTGGATATGGGACAACAACTTCTAAATTTTATGAAAATTCTAATTTTATTCAAATTCCAGATTCAGTAGTCGGTGTTGAAAAAATATTTAAATTTGATACTAGTTCTATCTCTGGTGGAATGTTTAGTATTAAATATCAATTATTTTTAAACGATTTATATTATTTTAATTCCGTTGAACTTTTACAATATGCAATGGTTAAAAGATATTTGGAGGATATTGACTATTTGTTAACAACAGACAAGCAAATAAGATTCAATAAAAGACAAGATAGATTATATTTGGATATAGACTGGGCAGCACAAACTGCAGGTGATTTTATCATCATAGATTGCTACAGAATTTTAGATCCAGACACCTTTACTAATGTTTATAATGATAGTTTTTTGAAATTATATCTAACTTCACTAATTAAAAAACAATGGGGTCAAAATTTAATTAAATTCCAAGGTGTTAAACTTCCTGGAGGAATTGAATTAAATGGAAGACAAATCTATGATGATGCTATTAGAGAACTTGAAGATATTAAGTCAAGAATGAAAGCAGAGTATGAATTACCACCTATGGATATGATTGGTTAAATATATGGCATTAAATCCTTTTTTTCTACAAGGTTCTGCAGGTGAACAAAGATTAATTCAAGAATTGATTAATGAGCAACTAAAAATTTATGGTGTAGAAGTTACTTACATACCAAGAAAATTTGTTAGAAAGCAATCTATTATTGAAGAAATTCAGTCTTCTAGATTTGACGATAATTTTTTACTAGAAGCATATGTAAACACCTACGATGGATATGGTGGGGCAGGAGATATATTAACTAAATTTGGAATGAGCATTAGAGACGAACTTACAATTACAATATCAAGAGAAAGGTTTGAAGATTTTATATCACCATTTCTTACTGATATGAATGATAATGAAATAGAACTTGAAACTAGACCAAGAGAAGGAGATTTGGTTTATTTTCCATTAGGACAAAGACTATTTGAAGTTAAATTTGTAGAGCATGAGCAACCTTTTTATCAACTTGGAAAAAATTATGTTTATGAATTAAAATGTGAACTATTTGAATATGAAGATGAAATTGTTGATACATCTGTGGAAGAAATTGATAAAACATTGCAAGATATTGGATATATTGTTGATCTTCAACTATTTGCTTCTGGAACTCAAGCTACTGCAACATCAACAGTTGGAACTGGATACATTAAAAATATTACATTAACAAATGATGGTTCTGGATATACTGGAACACCAGTAGTGTCGATTTCAACAGCACCATCGGGAGGAACAAACGCCACAGCAGTAGCAATTACAACCACTAGAAATAGTATAACTTCTATTCAAGAAATATTACTTATAAATGCTGGAGCAGGATATACAACCACTCCAGTAATAACAATCACTGGTGGCGGTGGAACTGGAGCGGCCGCTACATGTGGTATCGTTACTAGTAAAAAAGGAGTTATTTCATTTACTATCACCAATGGTGGAGTTGGATACTCAACTATTCCAAATGTTTCAATATCATTACCAGCATTATCACCCAATTTGCCAGCATCCGCAAGAGCAGTTGTAAGTGCAGCAGGAACCATCAGTCAAATTAGAATTGTTAATGCTGGAGAGGGATTCTTCTCAGCACCGTCTATCACAATTGGTGTTGCTGCAACAGTTGGTGTAGGAACTTATTGGTTTAATGAAACAGTAATTGGATCAAGATCTAAATCTGCAGCAAAAGTTAAAAATTGGGATAAAGATACTAAGATACTTAAAGTTGGAATTACCACCGGTGCGTTCCGTCCAGGAGAACTAGTTGTCGGATCAAAATCTGGTGCAGTTTATAGTGTTAAGGTATCTGCTGGTAGTTCAACAGATAAATACGAACAAAATGATATTATTGAATCTGCAGCAGATCTCATCCTAGATTTTTCAGAGTCAAATCCATTCGGTAGTTACTAATGTTAGGAACCTATTATTATCACGAAATCATAAGAAAGACCATCATATCTTTTGGAACAATATTTAATCAGATTTATATAAAACATAAAAACTCTGAAAATAATGAAATTAGTGAAATGAGAGTTCCACTAGCATACGGGCCAACTCAAAAATTTCTAGCTAGAATTGAACAGCAAGCAAATTTAAATAAACCAGTTCAAATTACTTTACCAAGAATGTCATTTGAAATGACTTCTATTGAATATGATCCTACAAGAAAAGCAGGTATAACACAAACTTTCAAAGCAGTGAGTGGTGGACAAACAAAGAAAGTTTTTATGCCTGTTCCATATAATATTGGATTTGAGTTGAGTATTTTATGTAAATTAAATGATGATGCTCTACAAATTGTAGAACAAATCTTACCATATTTTCAACCATCATTTAATTTAACAATTGATTTAATAGCATCAATTGGAGAAAAGAGAGATGTGCCAGTTGTTTTGAATAGTATTTCATTTCAAGATGATTATGAAGGGGACTTTTCCACAAGAAGGGCTTTAATTTATACGCTTAGATTTACTGCAAAGACATATCTATTCGGCCCTGTTGCCGATAATCCAGAGGGTCTCATTCGTAAAGTTATTGTTGACACTTATACTAATACAGATAGATTGAATGCTAAGAGAGAAATGAGATATACCGTCACTCCTCAAGCAAAGGTTGATTACAACAATGATAATACAGGATCTTTAAGTGCCAATGTAGAAAAGACAGATAAACTTTTACCAGTTGTGAATACTTCAGGATTTACTACTGGTGATAGAATTGTTATTGGTAGTGAGGTTATGTACGTGAAAGCAGTTAATTCTGCAACTCAATTATTTGTTACAAGAGGATATGATTCAACAATCGCAACGATTCATCTTAAGGATGCAATTATTAATCGTTTAACTACGGCAGATGATTTACTTGTAGAACCTGACGATGATTTTGGATTTAATGAAGATTTTACATATCTTGGGGACTCTAAATCTTATAGTCCAACACAACAAATTGATATTTGATAAAAAAAATTATGCAGAACTATGATGAACTAGATAAGACTCTCAATATTGAAAGTAGTATAGTTGAAGTTCAAAAAGAATCTTCACCTATACAAAAATCTTCTGAATCTGTCAAATCAGATGATATTAAAAAAGATTATGAATATACAAGAGCGAATCTATATTCATTGATTGAAAAAGGTCAAGAAGCAATTAATGGAATCATGGAACTTGCTGGTGAGGGTGGATCTCCTAGAGCTTATGAAGTTGCAGGTCAACTGATTAAGAATGTTGCAGATACAACTGATAAATTAATTGACCTTCAAAAGAAATTAAAAGAGGTTGAAGAAGATTCACCTAAGACATCTAATAATGTTACCAATAATGCTGTATTTGTTGGATCAACATCAGATCTGTCTAAACTACTCAAGCAAGGTTTTCTAAATAATAAAGAGTAATATCTTTTTTCAATGAGTTGGTCTGACAAATATAAAAGATCAATAAACTGTGATAATCCTAGTGGATTTTCTCAGAAAGCTCATTGTGCTGCTCGTAAAAAAAGAGCAAAGGGTGAAGAAACAAAATCAAAGTCACCTTTCAGTGAAATGAACGATCCTCGCATTCCAAAGAAACCAGGACAACCAGATAAGTCTGATAAACACTCTGATCTTTATACAGATGAGGATCCGAAGGGAACAATTCACGGATTGGGATTTAAGGATGTTGCAACTGCAAAGCAGAGTGTTTCAAAAATAAGAAACTCTGGAAGATCTCATGCTCACAAAATTCAAGCAGCAATTGCTATGGAACAAAGAGCAAGAGTGATGGGAAAAACTTCTGAAGCTGCTATTTTTAGAAAATTTATTAACTCAATGAAAAAGAAAACAGAAGAAATGAACGAGGAAAAAAAGAGGAATAGGTGTAAACCAGGGAACTATTATTGCTACACAGATAAAAAGT